GGCGGGATGCACAAATCCCTGCTCACGCATATGGCCTGCAATGGCGTCTATGGCCGCGAGGGCTAGGCGCTCGGCATCTAGATCAAGGCAGGCGTCGAAGGGGCGGGTCGTTACGCCCCGGCGCTGGCGGATGATCTCAGCGTCAAGGGCTTCCGAAATGCGGAAGATGATAGCGGGGACGGCGCGGCTCATGCGGCCACCTGTTCAGGCTGGACGTCAAACAGCCACGCGACCTCGGAGGCAGGCCAGCCAGCGCGGCGGAACCATCCGATAAACCGGGCCTTGTCAGGGCTCATCGGGCGGACGCGCTGGACACGGGCGGCGGGCTTCGGTCGCGGCAGATGGGTGCGAGGCGATGCCAGTTTCAGGAGCGCAGCTTTGCGGATAACGGCGCGCTCTGTGCAGCCGTTGCCGATCTTGCGGGCGATAATGGCGCAAGTGACGGACGGGTCAGGGTACATCCGGCGTAAGGCGTCCACTGCCTCGGGCGTCCAGTTAAACCCGTTTGACGCGGTGCGCGGGCGCTTCATGCCGTGGATACGAACGGCGGAGCTGATCGTAACGCAGTTGCAGCCGTCGCCGAAGTGGCGGGCGATCTCCACCGGCCCGCGCTGTTCGTCCAGGTAGAGGCGGCGCAAGGTGGCGAGGCGTTCGGGGGTCCAATTGAAGCGGGTCATCCGGCATCACCGGGCCAAAGACGTTCGGCGACCTTCGCGTTTAAGCCAATCCAAAAGCTGCGCTCTTGCGCAGGCATCTCGTCGTCCGCTTCCGACACCATCAGCGCCGAATGCTCTAACAGCGCCTCTAGTGCGTAGCCGTTAGCAAACTCGTCAGGCGAGACGCACGGAAGCTCTACACACCATCGGAGAAGCTGGATTGCCTCTGCGTGGTGCGGCTGGTCGGCAGGCTCTGCGCATTTGTCGTGCAAACGGGTGTGAAAGGCGATCAGGTCGTCAACGGTCATGCGACTTGCTCCGCAGAGCCGAGAACGTCCCTTGCGCGCCTTTCCAGAACGCGGCGGGCTTCCAGCTCGTCGGATGCGAGCGCCTTAAGCTGGCCGGGCGTCGGGAAATATCGCTCCGCGCTGTTGCGCCACCGGCGGCACGCTTCGCGAACAAGATCCGCTGGCCAATTCGCCAGATCGTCCAGCCAATGCGCGTTAGCCATCCGGCTTTCCTGGGGCGTGCGATTGAACGCCGGGTAATGCAGCGCAAGACCCTCGATCTCCAAGGCGATCTCCTCAGGCTTCGCGGGCGTGAGCGAGCCGCAGACCGCGCGAGCCGTCCAAATCAGCGCAGCCCGGTCCTCCGCTGTCATGGGCTTGGTCGCCAGCTTCGCAGCGGTGGCGCTCTGCAATAGCCTCAGCCCATGCAGCCCTTCGGGCGTCTGTGGTAGTCCGGCGGAGATCGGCACGACCTCGTTCATTCTTCGATCCTCCAATGAAAGAAGAAGCTTCTTTGCTTCTTCTTTCTGGTTCTGGTTCTGGTTCTGGTTGGTTGAACGTCGGTTCAACGTCCGTTGAGCTTTTGGCGTTGTTTTTGCTCAGCTTCTGGCGAGCACTCTGTTTTCCGGCCTTTTGAGCCTGCACAATCGTGTTGTGGTAAACGGCCAGTTCCGCGTCGATGCGCTTGTGTCGAATGTGACCGCCGCGGCGCTTGAAAAACGGCAGGATCACATCCCGAACAGAAGCCCATTCCTTGTCGGAAAGCTGGGCAAGGCGAGCCAGTCGCTTGTCGTCGCCTGGGAGCCGTCCCCCGGCGTTCCACATGGCTTTGATCAGCATAAAGTAGGCGCCGTGTTCCAGCGCGCCGCGAAGGTGGCCAGTGTCCCGGTCATAGTCGCCGAAATAAAAGCGCATGTACGGGGCGCTGCTCATGCCGCCACCCGCTCACCGGCCAGCCGCGCTGCGTGCTGACGTTCGCCCCACAGGACTGTGGTGTGATCCCTGCCCCCGAAAAGCCGACCGATGAACGGGTAAGAATACCGGGGCTTCCCATCCTTGCCCTTGACCTGCCGACAGGCCCACATGGCCTCTTGGCGGGCGGCGGAGAGTTGCTTGGTCCGAACCGGGCTTGCCAGATCGGCGGGCGTAAAGCCGTGGGCTTCCGCGACCTCGGCGATGATCTCGCGGGCCGACCGGACAGTGACCAGCATCTGGCCGCGCCAGAGCGACAGAACGACCGTCATGCGGCCACCTGTGATCGTCTGGCGTTGCGTTCGGCGGTGTAGGGCACATAGGGGCCAGTCAGGCGCGGCTCGCCGTTGCGGCCCCGCGTTTCGAGGAAGCGCCCGAACCCGCCTTCAGCGACGCAAGCGGCGGAATAGTCCTCGTCACGGTTCGGCGCCGGGATCTCATAGAGCCCAACAGTGCCGTTGCGGTCATGCTGGCCTTGCGCCAACGCCGCCTCTTTAGCCGCCTGCGAACGCCGCACGCCAAGCACAAGAGCGCGGTTGCGGATGGCGTCGCGCGACACGTTCCAGGCCTTGGCCCAGCTCGTAATCATATCGCTGGACGCATCCGCGTATTGCTCGCGCAGGATCGCGTCATGCTCGGCAAAAAACACGCGGCGCCGCTTTTCAGGGTAAGACCTCATGACCGCACATCCCCGCGCTTGGCAAACGAACGGCCCTGGATCTTGCGGGGCGAAGGCGGCCAGTAGCCGAAGTGTTTGGCGTGCATCCGATCAGCCTTCGAACGCGGCCCGGCTTCCTTGGCAGTCTTCGCCCGGTGAGCTTCGCGGCTAACCAATTGCAGGTTGCTCTCGGCGTGCTTGCCGCCCATCGACAAAGGCGTGATGTGGTCAAAGTCCACGGCATCGCCCGGCCCCAGCTTGCGGCCCGACAAGGCGCAACGGCCTTCGCACTTCAGCCAGACGCGCGCCTTGACCGTCTTCGGAATAACGGCGTTGGGATTGTTGCTGGACCACTCGGGAACGGTGCGACCAGTCATGCAACACCCGCCACGGAAAGCAGCGAAGGGCCGGTCGATTGCGCTTCCATTTCCGTCAGGTTGCGGACGGCTTGTCGGAAATAGGCGGGCTTCAGCTCGGTCCCGATGAACCGGCGCCCGGCCTTAAGCGAGGCCCAGCCTTCCGAGCCGATGCCCATGAACGGGCTAAACACGACGTCATTAGGGTTAGTCCAGAGCCGCACCGCGCGCTCGATAAGGTCGAGTTGCAGCGGGCAAAGGTGGCGCTCGTCCTTGTCCTCGCGGGCGACCTTGACGTTTAAGACGTTAGTTTGCTGGATATCCATCCAGACCGGCGAGGCCCATTGCTGCCATTGCGTGACCGGGAACAGCGTCCGATCCTGGCCGACCTTATCGGCCTCGCTTTCATCGGCAGGCGTTTTGCGGAACACCAGCAGATAATCGGGCATCCCTTGGCGGGAGCGCGTGGCGTCGGTGCAGAGCTGCTTATACAGCAGCCCCAGCGCCTTGGTCCGCGTCATCTCCACAACGGGATCTTTCCAGATCGTAACGCGGCTGTGGTAGGTCCAGCCTTCAGCCTCGTGAACCTCCCGAATGTCCGCCGGGAAGTCATAGAGCCCGACGGCGCCGTGCATCGACTTGGTGCGCGGAATGTCCGAACAGTGAACCGCTGTCAGCCTGCCCGGCTTGGTCGCGCGAAACTTTTCGCGGACCAGATGCCGGTAAAGCGTCTTGAACTCGGCCTCGTCCTTGACGTTGCCCATGTCCCGCTCGCTGTCGCTGTAGACGAACAGGTGAGCGAACGGCGGCGAGTAGACGGAAAAGTCGAGCGAGTTGTCAGGCAGGTTGGTGGCAAACTCCACGCAATCGGCGTTATAGGCGGCGAAGCGTTCGCCCTGGTTGCTGTCCAGCACAGCGGTCATGCGGCAATCCATTGCGGAAGGGCCAAAGGCTTGGCCGGTTGATATGGTGCTTGTTCGGGGACGCTGTGCGACGCGCGGGCCATCGCAGCGGTCATCTCAGCCTTCATGGCGTCATGGTCGCCCGCCTTGCGGCTGACGATTTGCCAGATGCTTTCTTCGGTATCAGCGCAGGCGACGTGAACGCTAACCGGGCGCGACTGGCCAAAACGCCAGCAGCGGCGGATGGCCTGATAAAAGCTCTCATACGAAAACGAGAGACCCACGAACGCCATGCGCGCGGAGTGCTGCCAATTCAGGCCGAACCCGGCGATTGACGGCTTGGTGATGATCACCCGAACCTGTCCCGTCGAGAACATGGTCAGGTTAGCCTCTTTAACGTCGGGGCTCATCGAGCCGCGAACCTCAACGGCGCCGGGGATGCGGTCGGCCAGCGCGTCGGCCTCATAGTCGGTGTCGCACCAGACCACCCAAGCCTCGCCCGGCTCTTGCGCCACCAAAGCCGCAATAACGTCGGCGCGGGCGTCAGTGGTCATCCGCTTCTCGCGGTGGATTGAGGTTGCCGACGTGTCGGGCATGCGAAACAGCCGGGCCTGACCGTCTTTCTCGGCGCCCGCGTCAAGCGAGCGATCCGCCTCGACGATGTGGCGCTTGAGATCCAGCGCCGGCAGGTCATAGCCATCGTCGCTGAATCCAAGGTCAGAGGGCTTGGAAACGCAGCGCGCCCAGCTCGCCACCCAATTCCAGAAGTCCTGAACGGCGTGGCCCTTCATGCGCCAGTTGCCAGTGTCGGCGCTGTCGTGAATGAACCAGCGCGTGAGCATCTGGCTTTGCGACATGACGCCCAGAAACTCGGAGTGCTGGCCTAGTTCGGCATGATCGTTCGGCGCCGGGGTCGCGGTGCAGCAAAGGCGAAACGGCGTGTGCTTGAAGGTGGCAATCAGGGCCTTGGTCGTGGCGCCGTGGAAGCTCTTTAGAATGCTGCTTTCGTCCAGGATGACGCCCGCAAACTGTTCGGCGTCAAACTTGGCCAGCCGGTCGTAATTGGTGATGTAGACGCGCGGCGTGGTGATCTCGTCGGGCTCGCGAACCGCCTTGGCGTCGATGCCAAACTTGACCGCTTCGCGCTCGTGTTGAGCGGCGACGGCCAGCGGGGCGAGCATCAGGACCGGGCGCCCTGTGTGTTCAACGACGATGCGGCCCCATTCAAGAGCGCAGAGCGTTTTGCCAAGGCCCGTATCGAGAAACAGCGCAGCGCAGCCGGCCTTCAGCGCAAACTCGACCGCGTGGCGTTGGTGATCCTTTAGCGCCGGGTTCAGGCTGGGGATTGTCGCCATCCCGCGCGGAACAAAGGCGATGCGCTTGGCGGCGATCAGGCCGCGATAATCGGCGAGGCTCATGCCCGGCGCTCCAGTTCCAGCATCCGGCGGACGGCCACGGCCAACTTGCGGCGGGCCTCTGGGTTGCCGACCTG